CGCTTTGGCTCCTGCCTCGGCAAAATAGTAGGCCAACTCCGGGATGCGCGTGACGTCTGTCTGGTCGATGTTCGCCACCTTCACGCCGGTGTTCTGTTCGAACTTGCGCCACGCCCCGAGGGATGCGCGCAGGGTAAAGGTGCGGCCGCTTAGTTCAACCAGCATCAGACGATGGTCTCACGTACGACAGCGCCGGTGAGGTCCATGGTCAGCGACCAGGTCACGTTGTCCTCGAAGCCAGCCGTCTGCTCGATGCTGGTGATGTAGCCAGCGACGTCGAACTCTTGGTCGCCTGCGTTCGGGAGTGCCGACGAGCCGACGTTGGAGAACACCGCGAAGACCTTGGTGCCTGCGATTTGGTAGGCGACCAAAGCGTTGAAACTGTTGGTAGCATCCTCGGCGAAGATGCCGCTGACGTTGATGCTGGCCGACTTCAGGGCCGGCAGGATTTCGCGCCATCCGGCCGACGTCTTGGTAGTGATGTCGCGCACGTCGGTGCTCATCGAAATGCTGCACTCGGTCACTGCGCCGACTGCGGTGTGAGTGCCGTCGGTGGTGCCGGTAAAAAAGCGAATGCTCGAGGCATTCAGGTAGCCAGTGGTCTGTGCCATCAGGAGGGAGTGTTATCGGGTTGGAGTTCAGGTGCGGGTTGATCTGTGAGCTCAGGCTGCGGCGCGGGTGCTTTCTTGGCCTTGGCCGCTTTCTTGTAGGCCTCGTCGTCCGGGTGGGCGTCGCAGTACTCGCCAGCCACAAGGATGCGGTAGAACTTCATCGATACCTCGACGGTCTTGCCCGTTTCCCACTCGTAGCCGTAGAGCTTCAGGGGCTTCTTGAGTGTCACTATCATGGCCCGAATGTACGGAGTTTGCCTTACTTGGATTTCCGCTGCGTGATGTACCACTGTCCGCCGATGCAGTGCACGGTGATGCCGTCGTAGTCGCGGTCCATGGTGGCCGAGCCGCTGCCGTCAATGGTGACGCCCATGTCCACCTGTGCCTTGGTCACCAGTAGCGTGCGCTGGTTCGAGAGGTTGCTGCCGGTCTTAATGCGAACCTCGCGGCCCTCGTTGCCGGTCACGGTCGGGAGGTAGAGAATTGCAGCGAGGTTGCCGCTCGAGGCGGCGTAGTTGGCAAAGAGCAGGTGATCGTCCGAGTTTACCGTGAAGGTCGCGCCGTTGGTTAGTGCCAGGGTGCGCGGCTCGTCGTACACCGCACCGCGGATGTACAGGTCGGGCCGTATGGCGGAGGTGGTCGGCAGGGTGTAGTTGCTCCTGTCGATGCGAACCTCGTAGTCGCTCATCACGCGGTAGAGGCGCTGAGGCTCCTCAAAGTCCATCACCTCGGTGATATACTGAATTGACTGCACGTTGACACCGGAGTAGGTGCCGCTCCGCCGGTCGAGGCAGGTGCGCACCGCATCGGAAAGGTCGATGGCTGCCGTGTAGCTGAGGGCGTAGCAGTTCACCTCCACGCTCGCTGTGTCGAGAGCAGACGGTGCCGCCTGCACGTCGCTCGGATCGTTGCTGCGGATGCTGTAGACGACGTAGGGTTTCGTTTGCTCCTGGTCTGCAATCTCCGGAAAGACGCGCGTGCCCACGATGGCGCTGATGGGGCCGTCGTTGGTGAGCAGGTAGTAGATGGCTTTGCCGGCAATCATCGCATGTACTTTTCAAATTCCTGTTTTAGCTCCTGCTGCAGCTTCACGCGCATCTGCGCCTGCGTCGCTTCCATCGCACGACGGATGACCTTGTAGTTGGGGTGGCTTGCCGACTTGCCGCCGAACTCCTCCGGGAAATCTCCCTCCTCCACGATGTGCGCAAACCATCCGTCGGAAGTAGCTGGCACCTTGCGCTTCATCGGGTAGTTGACGCGAGGGCCTGCAAGCACCGTCGGGAACTTGTTGTCCGGTGACCAGGTGCCCATGGAGTCGCGCAGCTGGCCGCGGTAGACGAGCAGGGCGTCCTTGTTCGGCCGCACCACGATGTCGCGCTTGTACGGCTTTATCATGCCCTTGGCCTTGCGCACGAATATCTGCGCCACCTTGCGATACCGTCGGCGCACGTCTTTCTCGTTGATAGCGCCGAACTGTGCCGCGCGCTCCAACTTCTTAAAGACGTTCTGCTCGAGCTGCCAGTAAATCATTCCCGTATCGTGCAAGTGAGGCGCAGGCCCTCGTTTCTCCCTATCTCTTGGATGGCCTCGATGTTGTACACTTTCGAGTTGTAGGTCACCCGGTCCTTCGGGGTCACCGCCGCCACCGTCGTAGAGTAGCGGATGATGAAGTGCACCGGCTGCTTGCTCATGAGCTGCAGGCTCTGTATCGCCTCGTTGCCGGAACCTTCGCGGAAGATGACGTCGGCCCAGACGGTCGCCAGCGTCGTCCACGCCTGCGCCCGCTCGCCGTACGCGTTCGTGGTCAGGGTCGCCCGCTCGATGAGGATGCGGGAATCCATCCGGCCGAACTTCATTGCAGCACCCGGTAGGGGCTGACCAGGGCGTCGATGCCCAGCTTCAGCCGCGTGGTAATTGTGCCCGTAACCTCCTCGACCCGGTTCTCGTACAGGTGCCCAACGATGAGGCGCACCGCCTGCAGCAGCGGCGTCGGGATGTCAGCCTCGGCGTAGCCCACCGTCATGTTCACGCGCACCCTGTTGAGCGCGTCGGTGTACAGGTCGGGCGGGCTCACCCACTGCAGCCTGGCGGGTTTCGTTTGAAGATCGTAGTAGTATTTCGAGGCATCCAAGGTCAGGAGCGTGTTGGCCGTCGACAGGTAGGTCACACTGCTGATGGAGGCCACCGGCCCGATGGGGATGCGGGTCGGGTAGAAGCTGTCCATGTAGCCCACCGCCGTCACGTCGCCCAGGCGCGTGTCCGTCATCGCCTCGACGTAGGTGATGGCCACCTGCCGCAGGGCGGTGATGTACGTGTCCTCGTCGGCGTGGTCCACGCGGAGGAACTCCTTAAGCGCCGCCACCGTCACGATGTCGTTGAGCACTGGCGCGCTGGTGATGGTCACTGTCATCATGGGCCGAAAATACAAAAGCCCGGGGGAGTGCCCCGGGCCTTTGATATCGTGTTAGCTATCCTTAAGATGCCGCGACGTCGTTGCACTTCGCGAGCGCGTTCGGCTGGCGGGTGTCGAAGTCGAAGAAGCGGTTCACGTGCAGGACGATTTGCGCGTTGCCAGCTGCGCTGTACGGGTCGACGAGCAAGTCGATACCTCCGAAGTAGGCGAGGATAGCGCCCTGTTGGAAGTTACCGAACAGCATCTGACCGACGGATCCGGCCGTCGCGTCCGTGAGGTACGGAGTTGCGATGGCGCGGTATCCGTTGAAGGTGCCAGACACCAGGTCGAACAACGCCGAAACGTTAGACACCTGCGCCTGGTTCTTGGCCAACTGGTACGCGTACGGGCTCATGACGTAGAAGCAGTTGCTCAAGTCGGCGCCGTCTGCAAGGACAGCCGCCTCCATCGCCACTGCGAGGGCTGCGTTCATCACCGTGTTGGTGGCGCCCGCCGTGGTCAGGTCGTTCATCGTGGCACCGTCGAGCGTGTCAAACGCCTTGGTGTCGATAAATGCATTCATTGCGTTCTGCAATTCCTGCGCGATAAGCAGGTCGACTGCGTTGCCGCCCTGAAGCAGGAGCTGCTTCGAGTAGGTGGTCTTCGCAGATACGCGCTGAGGAGACAGCGTTACCTCGTCCAACTCGAGCGTCGAGGCGTCGTTCGCTGCAACCTCCGTCTCTGCCGTGCCGACTGCCGGCACAGATACGCGCGGGAACTTCAAGTTGCCCGTTGCGCCTTGGATCACCGTCGTGCCCAAACGCTCGATGACAGAGGGAGCGCGCAGTGCTTCGATAGCTGCGCCAACGCCGACCGATACGAATGCTGCACCGTCCGTCGTAGCGCCGTAAGCGCCGGCCGTGAAGTTGTCAGCAGAAGCGCGGTACAGAGCTTTGGTGGGGATAGCCACCTGGCCAACTGCCTGCAAGCCTTGGGACCGCATCTCGCGCTGTGCCTCCTGCGCCCACTCCGCCTCGGCGCCCTCCAAGGAGCGGCCGTTCGCTGCCTGCATGATAGCCCGGCTCAGAGAGAACTGACCGTTCACGCGCTCGACTTCGCGCTGCTCGCCTTTGCTCACAGCTTCGCCGCCGACCATCCGTGCCACCATGGCCTCGTGATCTGCGCGGTGCTTGATTTTCTTGTCCAATGCCTCGACTTCACCGACGAGCCACGCGGCGCGCTGCTCTTCTGCTTCAGTCATCAAACGACCGTCACGGTCGGTACCTTCAACGAGGGCGACGTGCTCCTCGTAGTTCTTGGCGCGGAGCGCCTTCAACTCGTTCAAGTTCATGGTGTGGGTGGGTTTATTGGGTGCTAATTTATGCACTGGTGAGATAGGGGTATTTCGTACTTCTGGCTCGGCCTGCGCAGCCTCTACGGGTGCGTCAATGGCTTCGAGGATTTCTTCGACCACCTCGTCCTCTGGGCCGGCCGCCTTAGCGCGGGCCGCCACCGTCGTGGTCGGGTAAGCAGGGTAGGTCACCGGGCTGACGTCAAGCAAAGCGCCCATGCGGGTGATGGTCCGCAGGTTGGCCTTGCGGTCCCAGTCCTCATCCGCAATCGTGAATGCGAAGGAGCTCTGCGAGATGTCGCCGCGCTTGATGAGCTTGTACAGGTCGCGGCCTTCGGTGGTGTCAGCCAGCCGCGCGGTGTAGCGCAGGCCGGTGTCGTCCACCTCGAGGTCGAGGGTGCCGTTCGTGGTCCGCGCCAGCGGCACGCCGGTGTGGTTGATGAGCAGCCGCACGTCGTCCTGCATGACGCCCTCGAATGCTCCGCGGGCGATCCGCTCCTTGAAGTAGCCGATGTCGGTGATGTCGTCAAATACGGCCGCGTAGCCGCTGACGGTGAGGGTGTCGTCGGAGGCGGCACGCACCTCGCTGACGCGCAGCTCCACCGCCTCGCCGTACTGCGAGCGCACCTGCTCGGGCGCCTCAGGCGTTGTCGTTGTCTGTGTCATTGTTTCCGTTGTATTCGTTCGCTTCCATGGCGCTCGATTCGCTGCCCTCGTGCGCAGCTGTCTCGCTGCTTTCGTGGGCGAGCTTTTCGCTATACTGGCCGAAGTACTCGAGCGCAATCTGGTTGACTTGCACCGTGTGCACGTCGCCGCCGGTCACCGGGTTCAGGTCCTCCTTCATCCGCACCTCGTTAATGGAGACCACGCCGGCCTGCAGCATCTGGGTGTAGAAGTTTGCGCGGGCCGCCATGTCGCCGCGGTACAGGTCGGTCATGTCGTGGCGGCTGTAGATCTGCGGGCGTTGGAAGCTTTGGATGAGCTTGCGGTCTACCTCTTGCTGCAGCCGTACCGCCCAGGGCGTGATAGTGTGGCGAGCGAATTGGATGGACTGCTGCTCGACGTTGTTGAATGTCGACTGCCCCGGCACCTGCACCAGGTCGGGCGGCACACTGAAGATGCGGCAAATCTCCTCCGCCTGAAACTTGCGCGTCTCGATGAACTGCGCCTCGTCGGGCGGAATGGTGAGCGCCTGGTACTTCATGCCGTACGACAGCAACTTCACGCCCGCGTCGCTGCTCTCCTTCC